GCCGACAACTCGGCCAGTCTTGACCTGTGGCCCAGTTCCGCCAGGATAGCCGATTCCCGTTACCTGCTCGCCTGGCGTTGCATCACCAAGAGATAGCGAGACAGGCGATACGCTAGCCTCCGCATCCAGGCCCAGTAGGGCCAGGTCGAGTATCCAATCTGCCGCGATCAGCGAGGCTGGCAAAGACTGTGAAGAAGCCGACGGGAAGTAGACGGCAAACCTGCTATTGCCACTAACAACATGCGCACAAGTGAGAACTGCCCGTGGTGACACCAGCACGCCAGACCCGCTCGCCGAATATCGGCCCCCATAGGCTAGCACGCGAACCGAGGCGGCCCAGATTCTCTGATCGGGAACGATTGCAGGCGGCGATTCATTGACTCGCGGAGGTTGTGGCCGAGCTGGCGGACAGGTGGGGCAATACCCAGCTGCTGGCCCCTCGCTGACTCTAGGCTGCGCTTGGCAAGCGCCAGCAAGGGACAGAGCGAGAATCAGAGAAAGGAAAAGGCGAGCTATCTAGTCGTCCTCAGTGAGCAGCGCCCACAGGAGTAGACCCGCCCCAATCAGTATCACAGTAGCAAAAAACAGATCACCTGGCAATAGCTCTAGCGCGCTCACAGCTCCAGTCTCCCTCGCCGTTGCAGACAGGGGAAAAGTGCCACCACGCCTGGATCGGTCAGGGCTGGCTCACGATCGCTTGGGTCGCCAGCCGGCGGCACCCAACCAGCCGCACGCAAGGCAGACGCGACCAGCTCGGAACAGAAGAACCGGTCCTGCTCCAAATCAGCAGAAAACCCCGAACACTTCCGAAACCAGCTACCTAGCCAACCAAAGGACCAGAACAGCTGCCACAACGAGGCGTAGGGCTTGCCCCACTGCTTCAAGCAATAGCTTGCGATCTTCTCACGATTAATCGTGCTATCAGTCACTACCCACCAATCCACTTGCGTTTTCCACCGCTGACAATGGACTAGGTACAAATCGAGCGGAAAGATTCGCACCCCTCGATATGTGGCTTCCAGAATGGCCAAACGACGGCAGCTATCCGCAGTGATCCAGAGAGCTACCCCGACGTGGCTATAGACTGATTTGGTCTTCAGTCGTATGATCCTTGCTCCCCACCACGCGCTATCTCGGCAAAGGAAAATATCACCGGTCTGAATTTGCCCGATCGCCTCCGACAACTTTATCCGACACCTCCAGTACCTGCACGGCAGCCTGTTCAATCACTCTCTCCAACACCGCCTTTTTCTCAGGTGCCAGCCTGTCCCAAAGTTTGCTCGACTTCACGAGTAATGCGGCCAGGGTACAGACTGGAATCTGTGCCCTGTTCAGCCTCTCTTCATCTGTTGGCCTGCTGTCGTATCGTTCCACCAGGGCCGCAGCCTGGCTCTTTTGCTCTTCTGTTGGCGGGCTGCTCCAGGTTAGCTTGATCCACTTGCCGTCTTTGGAATGGCTCGTCCAGTAGAGATTATCGCTGATCGCATTGTCGTCCGTTGGCTTCTTGCTACATACGCCCACTCCAGTAATTGGCAGAGTCGTTTTCCGAATTTCGGCCAATAGTCTATCAATAAGCACAGGTACTCACCCCCAGATGCAACCGATCAAACCAGCTTGCAAGGTGTTGTCTGGCATTCCCGCATCACCGTAGAAAGTCGCTCCTATCCCACTTTGGCATTTTTCGACCATTGCTGCGAAGTGATACCCTAGAGAAGGACAATCAAGGTACATTGCGCTGGAAAGAACTAGCTGTGCACTACCGAGGTTGCCGCAACCCGTAGTTAATGCGGCATCATTGCCGTTGAAGCGGTCAATTCCAATGCCGACGTAGGCATTATCCGCGATGTTATAATGATTGCCACGTGCTTCCAGCCATACAGGCTCTTCGTTCAGCCCGCGCACCCACTCCACTACGACTGATTCAGCACAATAGGCGTGCCATAGCGTGCTCGTAGTGGAGTAATAGTCTGTCGTGGCCTTGTCCAGCAAGACTCTAGGCACACGATTATAAGCATTCCAAACCCACCGCTTCGCCCTGCTATCCTCTGTCTGATTGGTGCCGCTGGCAAGAATGGTCCCAACGTAACGGCGGGTGTGATCACTCCCCTTAACCCACACACCGTCCTGCTTTGCCAGAGCATCCGCCCTGGTTGTCGTGTTGCTCCAAGCAGCCGACAGCTCTAGTGCCAGCGTGCCGCCGCCACTATCGTAGAGGAACACGTCGTAGAGATTGCCAGCCGTCACCGTTAGGGATAGCGAAATCTCGCTAAGTGTGTACGTTTTCCAGGTGCTGCCATCATAAAGGGCCACACCTGAACCAGTCCCTAACGGCGTCAAGTATAGAGTGCCAGCATTGGTCACGTCAGCAGTAGTGACCGGCGTATTACTCGTCAGAGTGAGTCGGCCTTCACAGAGCAGGTTAGTTTTCGTGTTTGACGGTACGCCCAGATTGCTTTGCGCGCCAGCTTGGGTCGTGGCCCCAGTGCCACCGTAGCTGATCGGCAATGTGCCGCCCGTGCCGCCGTTGCCTGGCGACAAAACTCCGGTTACACCATTGGTCAGATTGATTTGATCCCACTTGGGCTCATTACCTGGCCCTGTGTTGGCCAGATACCGAGTGGCCGTGGTATCGACCGGGAGTCTGGTCCAAGTGGCAGATGACCCCTGGCCCGTGATCAGGTCGCCGCGCTGGACCGTGCCCGCCGTTGTGTCACCGTGATAACCAGACAGCAGATTGATTTTTCCCCAATCCGGATCGGTGCCATTGCTCCGCAATAGCGTATTGGTACCGCCGATTGGTAGGCCATTCAGCGTATTGTCTGCCGAAGCTCTGACCAGATCGCCACGATTGAAATTGTCCGCTAGAGTAGTTTGCGACCAGGCCGGGACAGAACCACCACTTCGCAACCAAGTTCCTGAATTGCCAATCGGCAAGCGCGACGCCACACCAGGAGTAGAACCGATCGAACAGTAGACCAAATCGCCAAGCTGGGTGAAAACGTTCTTTTGCAGGTAGTGAACACTACCAGAGCAGTAATAGGCGTAGTTGCAGCTGGTCGTCCAAACCTGCCCTTCCTTGTATGCTAATGGGGCAGAAGTCGGGATTGTGACAGCCACTCCTACTGGCCACACGCGCCAACGAGAATCGGTCGAATCGTATTTTGCGAGAAGTAGTCCCTGAGGCGGAATTGTTAGCGTATTACCATCGGGAGTTAAGCAACGATTGGCTTCTAAAGAGCCACTGTTGTTGTGTTTGATGTGAAGCGGATCACTACCGACGTTTTCGACGAGTAGTAATGCGCCGTCCTGGGCTGCCTTAATGCCGGTAAAAAGAGTCCCGCCAGAAGCAGGAGTTAGCCGAGCGCCAGTATACCCAGCAAATCCCGCGTAGTTATCTTCTGTTGCTCCTGGATACACGGAAACCTGCCGCGCGACCAATTGAGTCACACTTGGCGGAGCAATCACGCGCCAGCGCTGAGACGTGCCATCGTACTTCAGCCAGGCCGAGAAGCCAGGCTGAACGATGTAATCTTTGCCATCTGGCGTGATAATCCGAGACTGGCTAGATGATCCAGCGTCCTCGTATTTGAGAACTAATTTGCTCGTCGAGCTGACATTCTCCAGCAGGAGTAGCTTGCCTTCAGTTACTTGATTTGTTGGGGCCGTATGGTCAATGCCGGTTAAAACCAGATCACTAGCGACATCGCACCGCCAACCCGTCCGTTGCGCAAACCCGGAGTAGTTGTTCTGGGTTCCTGTTGTGGTAACGGTTCCTTGCGGCAGCCGCAGGATTTGTACTGTGTTCCAGACTGGCAATGCTGGACTGAGAATACGCCATTTGCCGTTGCTGTTGTCTCGCTTGACTAAAGCAGATTGGCCAGGCAATACACTATAGGTCAGCGTGTCTGGTGTCAGAAACTGATTGTCAGGCAGGCTTCCAGAATCAAGATGTTTCAGGCTTAGTCTGTTTGCTAAATCCGCATTCTCAAGCACCAGTAGTTGGCCGTCGCAATTCTGGCCTGCCGTCGGTGACGCATCCAGACCAGTCAAAGATACATCAACCGCCATCGGCGTGACCAGCCATCCTGTTCGATCCTTGAACCCGTCGTAATTGTGGTAGGAAGGCAGCATCAACACAGCAGCCCCCTGCGGCCAACGCTGGCTAACCACGTCAAGAATCCCAAGCCGAGATGGCCTCTCTACCGAAACCCACTTGCTACCGTCATACTTCAGCTTGACCGTCTCGCCTGGGTAAAGGTGAACATCCTTGCCGTCCCAATGCCGGAACTGATTCGCGCTCGCGGACTGACTGTCCAGATGCGGTAGCTCAATTCTCCACCCGCTGGCTTGTGAAGCAGCATTGGTGATTTCCAGATAGCTGCCGCTGATATTGCTGCCAGCGATGACAAGCCCGGTGATCTTGAGATTGTTTGTCGGCGTGATACGCAGCCATCGAGTTAAGCGATTCGGCGCGTAGTTGTGCTGGTCGTTATTGAGCGTAACGTCTTGATAGGAGATAGGGTTGCTGTCGTAAAGAAAAAGATAGCTATCCCCATCACAACTGGGGAGCATTCGGACGATTGCGCCAGCTGGAACAGATTGGGAACCGTTGACCTCGTAGGCTGGCAGACTAGTTACAGTACCTTCGAGGCCAAACTCATCATCACTCAGCACCCCAGAGCCGTTGTCTTTCAGCTGTCGCCAGGTATAGGGGTTGTTGCCAGCAAGGATTTCGCCCCAGACTAGCCGGGGAATCACAACGTCTTGAAAGGTGCCACCCGCGTTGGAGTGAACAAGGGTCTTGTTCCCGATCGCCGTCTTGGCCAGCTGCTCTACCTGGCCTTGCAGCCGGATTAGCTCTTTCAAGCTGATCTGCGCACCACGCTTATAGCCGCCTCTCCTTGGCTTTTTAAATGGCCGCTCGCTCATAACACGATCCTATTGAAACAGCGTGGTGAAATCGGCTGTCTGATACGGCTTGGCACCACTGGCAACGCCAACCACTGACTCAAACTGATTGGTGCTCTTGCGATAGAACTTATTCCACTCAGTGGCACGATAAATCCACTTGTAGGTGATATTCCACACCACCGATTCCTGCGCCGGATGCCAGTAAGGCTCAATATCCGGCGCGACCATTAACAACGTCTCCGCTTCGTAGCGGTTATCAAAGGCTGCATGGTTTACCTTGCCAATACAGCTATTTATCGCGCTATATGGCACCTTGGGAGCCATAACCCAAGTATAGGTAACCTCCTGTGTCGGCATTAAAAGGGTCATCTGCTCGTTGATTTTTGTTCCATCGCTTGAGAATTTGAGCCCTTGGCCGGGGACAACCAACGATTCAATCGCGTAGTTTGTCTTGCGGATGATATAACGATCGGCTGTTAGCTCATTCACTTGCAGGCCGCCGGAAACATTGTAGGGCACAGCCTTGTATGTCACCGCAAATCGCGCGCGGTCATAAGAAATCATCCCGCCTGAGCCACCAGCTGCGGGAACGCCAATTCCAGCTATTAGCTCCACGTTGGTAGCAACCAGGCCGCCACCACCGGTCGCCAAGGATTTAAGACTGTAATCCGGGTGTACGTCTGGTGGAATTCGATTGATGCCAGTAGTCACTCCGCCCAGCATGGCCCGCACAAAGAGCTTACGATCTCTCCAGGCACACTCCAGGACGCGCACTACTTCCGCGGTCCCGTCATTCGACCAGGACTCTCGGTAACCTTCAAAATACTCGGTATACTGGACGCCGTAATTTGCGGTCGCTGGCATATTGCATCACGCAACAACTGGCTGTAGCCCCTCAATGGCTCGCTCGACGCCACCGATTGACTCGTTGATTTCATGCAACGCTTCAAGCTGGCGTTCGTCAATCCGCTTAGTGTCCGATTTGAAGACAGCAGATTGAATCCGCCGGAAAGTTGCCTGCACGTCCTCAAACTGGCCGCCTGTACCTTCTGGCTTGCGATGCGGCTCGCTCTTTGTGCTCGCCTGCTGACGAGACAACAAGCCGATTCGCTCAAGAAAGGCGGCTGCCTCTTTCAACGGCGCGACCATTGCCTCAAAAGCAGGGGCCAGGAAATTTGCCACCTTGGATGCTAGCTCCGACGCAAAAGAGAGGAACTGCACAAGTAGATCGACCACGGGGGACAAGACAGACTGCAAGACGATCAGAGCATCAACGAACACAATCACCACGTCGGCAAGCGCATTCATTACAAATGTCAACGGGCCAACTGCCGAGTCGATAAGCCGAGTGAACAGCTCTCCGATCTTGTCAACGGCAGCAAACAGAGGAGCAACCGCTTCTGTGATTCGCCCAAAGGCTGATTGGATCGGCTCGATCAGCTTCGACAAACTGCCGAATCCCTCCTCGCTAGCCGCACCAAAGCCGACAAAGGCAGCCACAAGCGAAGCCACAATCCCCAAAATCGTCGTAAGCCCGCCAGTGGCTATTCCGCTAGCCGCTCCAGCAGCAGCTAGCGCAGCAGTCACAGCGCGAATCGCTCCAATTACAGCAGTTATTCCCGTGACAATCTTGGGGAAAATTGCGAGCATAAACAGGGCCGCCCCAGCCGCCGCCGTCCAGCGCATAATCTGGTCCTGCTGATGACCGGATAACTGCTCAAACCAGCTAGTCACCTTTTTCACGCCGTCGATCACTTTCTCGACCACCGGCAGGAAGATTCCGGCAATCTCGCGCGACAGATTCTGCAAGGCCTGCCCCAGCCGTTCTGCTTGACCAGTTCCTGCCAACCCTGCCGTCACAAAACCGCCAACTACACCAGTGAGGAGCGAAAAGCCAACTTTGGCCGCGTCAGTAAGCTTGCTAACAGCAGTAAGCCGGCCCTCCAGGCCTTTCATGCCGGCCTCAACCTTGTCCAGTCCCCTAGCCACGAACTCGATATACTGCTGCGCCAATGCACCACTTATCGCTCATAGCTCCTCTTAATTGGTGGCAGGCCCTTTGCTGCCCGTTGCTTGTCGAGAGCGTCCAGCACTTCTTCTAACGATGGCGGTTGAACCTCTAGAGCAAAGAGCTGGGGGATTGACAACTGAGCAATGATTTGAGGCGGCCAGAAACAATTGGTCGCCCACTCGCGGAAGAATTTGGGCCGATTGGTCCCCGGTGGATCGAAGAGCCAATCGCCCCAGTCTAGTTTGGGGCTATCGCCTCCAGACTGCTTGCCTTCAAAAGCGAGGCAAGCACTTCGTTCACGTTCTCCTCGGATACCAGAGACTTGACCTCTTCAAACTTGACGTCCTTATGGTTCTTAAAGATCAATAGCCAAGTCCAAAAGGCACACCCTTCAGGCGTGTAAAGCTGCTCTGTGATCGCCTCATTCGTCACCTGCGGACCACTCGCCTGCTGGGCCACCGCAGCCTTGATCGCCTCACTCTGTAGGTGCGCCGGCAGCTTGCTCAGCTCCTCGGCGATAGCGGCCAGCGGCGGCCTGGCCTTCTTGACTGCGAGGCTGTGCAAGTACCGCCTCAACGCGACGAAATCTTGCGTGGTTGGCTGCCCGATCAAAAACAACCTGCCACCCAAGGTAATAGTGCCTGGCGCACCAGTCACCAGATCGTTAGCCGTGTTCAAATCCACTGGTTGTTTCTCCCGTTACGCCGGATTCGTCATCGCGCCGGTGCCCTTCCAAGTGAACGAATAAGTGACGTGCCCTTGCTGATTGGGCACCGATGGTTCTAATGTTTCAATTAGCGCCGAGATTGAATAGAACTTGTTACTATCGCCCATATACAACTGCAATGTTACAGTTGTTCCAACATCGATTGCGGCCTCGGGCATGGCGGTACTGTCCCAGTTAGCGGTCACAGAACCAGAATATTCATTAACGGTCTTGAGATACTGTGCATTTCCGCCGCTGCCGGAATGCGTGATCTCTGCCAGACGGTTCTTTTTAGTCATCTTCCAATCTAACACGTCCAGGGTCACGCCACCGGCAACCACCTTACCGCCGTTGCCCTTGTGAAAAGTCGGTATCGCTCACTCCTCTACTACACTTGGCCAAGCAGCCAGATTCGATAGGTCACAGCCGAAGTCCCAGGATTGTAAATCCCGAGAATATCGCCCGTACCTGCCGTTACTGACCAGCCGTTGGTTCCCGACAGATTAGCCAGAAACAGACTATCCGTCACCGTGATGTAATCGGTCGCACTTGTCCCGGCAAATGGACCTTGCCAGGCGTTAGCCTGGCCACGCGGGCCAAAACGAAGCGCCTTAGTCCCGTCTGGCGCGTCAATGGCAAGGATGACCACGCGCAAATAGGTAAAGGTGATCGTATCACCGAACGGGTTCTTCAGAGAACCGACCAGGTCGAGGTTGTCCGCCGTACTGGCAGCCACGGTGCGCTCGTCGCGGAACCACTCGTTGCACTTCAGAGCCCCGCTCGCGCCATGTGTGATCGAATATTCGAGCGAGTCGAAGTTGTTCGCGCCAATCGATATCGTGTCGATTAGCTGAGTGATCTCCGAGTCATACTGCAACGTGGCATGGCCAGTGATGCCGATTGTTGCGTTTAAGGTGTTCGCTATCGGTTCCTCCTCGTCGCTTGTAGCAACACTCGCCACGATCCAGACGCGACTAGCACCGGCTGAGCGTCCTGGCTACCGTCCTGCTGAATCTCGCTCGTCTGCGGCTCTAACCACAAACACCGTCGCCCACCAGACAGCGGAAAGAATCTCTCCTGATGGTCATAGGTCGAAGACAACGCTTCAACAATTTCGGAAAACGCATCCAATCCAGAACCGGGCGAATTCCAGACAGAGATCGTAACGTTGACCTCTTGAGTATAGTCCCGACCGCTGGTCCATTGAGGGCGCTCAGACTGCAAAGTGATTCGTGCGTATGGACTAGCGGCGCTATCTGGGACTCGGCCATACCACAGACCGCCAGGAACTAGCCGAGCAAGCGGGCTCGCCTCCCAGCGCCGCTTGAAAGCACGCAAGATTTCAAACTCGTTCTCAGTCATTGCTTCGCTATCGCTTGCAGCTGTGGCTTGGTTCGCCGCAGTGTTTCCAGAAGACCTAATCGCCGGCGGTAAAGCTCCAGAATCAGCATATACTTCGCATTAGCCAAGTAACCAACCCTGACCTTCAAACCCTCAGAAATCACACCAGTAGCGCTACTCGGCTGGAACAATACGGACCTCTGGCCGAATCCAGTACGCTTGCGCGGATACTCGCCTGGCTTGCTCGGCGTAACATATGGGCGAGGATTGCTGACATTGAGAAATCCCATGTGCACTGTAACAAAGTGCGCAGCGATTGCCAGCAACTTCTGAGCTGCCTTCTGGCGCATTTCGGCCATCGCCTCATCGCCACGCCACCGCGTAGTCATGTCTTCCTCGAACACGTCACTTGCGGCAACTCGTCAATCCGGTCTGAATTCGTCCAGCTGACCACCTCGTAGATTTTACCGGCCTTGTCTCGAATCTGGTCATTCACCGTTAGTGCCAACCTGTGGCCAAGGATCACGGTATAAGATCGTCGCGTTAGGCGCTTGCCTTGCTCCTCCAGAGCCTCAACATCGGTTTCTTGGATTCGAGCTGGAACCGCACTATAGACACAAACCCACACGGGTCGATCACTACTCGTGGAGTCGGCCCGATGCAGCGATCGCCATACGCTAATCTCCTGATCTAGGCCAGCATTAAGCGCCAGATTGCGCGTTACCAGCTTCCAAGTCTGCCGCAAAGCCCACCAGTTCACCGTTAGGATTGTCCAGCGATCACCGCTCGAATCTTGTAGCCAATCCCCAGGCTTCGGCTTCAAGCCGAACAGATTGGGCAAAACCCAGCTGACATCCTGACTGGTGTAATTGCCCGCCGAAGCGAATAGCTCTTGTTGCGTCAGAGCACGCCTAAGCGCGCTTTGATGAAACGGCCACTTTTGAATCTGTCCGTCGTTCAGAGCGCAATAGGTCACTGTTTCCAGGCCGTCTACGATCTTGTAATCGTCGGCGATCTTCAGGGCCACAATCACAACCTCTCACTTCCGGGGGCAGGAATCGAACCTGCGACCTCCAGCTGATAGGACTGGCGAGCTACCACTACTCTACCCCGGTCCCCAATCAAATTCCCCGCTGCCGAATCTCCCAGGGGGCCACCGCCACTGATCCGGCAGCCTCCAGCTGCTGGTTGATTTCTTTCAATTGCTGGACCAGAGAATTAAAGTATTCGGTCCAGCTGACCGATTGACCGTCGATCGAATAGGACGGCTTGGGACTGGCGGTGATTTCCGCCAGTCGAGCGGCGATATTCTCCTTGACAGCTTTCAGATTGTCTTCGTAGCTCGCCATCAGCTCACCTTGGCAATCACCCTATCTAGCTCGCCACGCGCCACCTGCTCTTGCAGCCGCTTCCAGCTTTCTTGCTTTCCTTGCCTCTGGAAGTTAGCCTGCAAGAATTTGTCCCAGGCGTCTTGCTCGCTGTCGGCGTCCAGCTCCAGCCTCTTGACCGGAGCCGGACTGTGCCGCAGCTCCACTCGATAGCGCCCCTTGCCACTATTAGGCAACTGTGTTTCCGCTGTAGTCTTGCGGGCCAGCTCATGCATCAGCCTGAGATTCTCAGCTCGCAGCTCTGCCAGCTCCGCAGTAGGATCGGACGACCTCGTAGAGTCCAGATAGTCAGCGCCAGCTTCCAGTGTCTTTTCTTTTTTTCCCATATTTGGCCATCCTCTTACGCGCGGCTTTCGTTCATCGCCCGAGGCTCAACCACACTTACCGCGTCCTTAACAGTTACTTTGACCTGGAACACAATGTCCCGATTAAATGCGTCGGGGTGGTTAGGTGATGCCTCCTCCATCTCAATGTCCCAATTGACAAATCGCCGGAGCAGCTCGCTCACGTCACCCAGCCACCAGTCCGTATCTGTGGCTGCACGAGCGGCTAACAGATTGCTGGACAAGATTTGATAGTTAGCCACCGGGTTAGCGGCGATAGTTTGCGTAGGATTGCCCGAGGTCGCATACCCAGGAGTCGCAACACGGATTTCTGTTGCGCTCACAATCCGCTTGGCCGTGAACAGATTCTGCGGCGTGACCACGAGATGCTTGGGCGTGATCAGGATGGGCTCCCCGGTGTAGGGGTCAGTGATCGCGGACAGAGTGAGCAATGCGTTCTCAATATCGGTCCAGTCAACTAGCGCATTGCTCGTGGTTACGTTTTTCCAAGGAGTCGATGTCTGATAGGTAGCGTAACTGGTGCCCTTCCAGTGGTAACGATGGCCACCAGCAACTGCCGAAACAGCCCCGGCGTTCTCGTCAATCAAAGCGTCAATTACTCGCTTTTCGAGGTTCAAGCCGGCATAGAACCCAGCCCGCCTGGCCCGCTGCAACAACAGCCCAGTCTTATCGCCGAAAATCGCCTCGCGCGTTAAGGCGATCCTCATGCCGCGCTTTTGCTTGGCAGCAACCTCAATATAATCTTCACTGACTCCCACGGTGGGGTAGTCATTGCCTTCACTGACAACCAGCATTTCATCCCCGATCTCGGAGATGCCAGGAATCTTCTCCATGTCCTGGTTGTCAGTCTGCACCACCGGCACCACGGGCGTGAAGACGAACTGCTCGTCTTGGTAGCCCTGCCGGATAGTGCTGAACAGAATCTGGCCGGTGATGTGAGAGAAGTCCGAATAGCGGACTGCACCGGCTTCAAGCAGTTCGTTGCGACGGTACAGACGCCCGCTCTTGGGGCGCAAATTGCGAACCCACTCTTCGCCAAGAAAGGCTTCGGCAAGATCGCGGAAGCTGAAATCCTCCGGTCGCAGGTGCCCATTGTCAAGAGCTTCGGATAGATGCCGGCAAACTACCCCAGTTCCCTGGAGTTCGCATTGCCGCTTTAATTCGCGCGAGTTAACGCATCGAGTGCCTGGTATCTCTGATCTCCTTTTCAGCTATTAGACTCTACCCGCCACAAAAGAGCAATAATCCAGCAACAGGGTTTCACTATTGGCACCACCAGCTTTCAAATAGCCGGCCACAAGGCGCATCTCGGTTGCAGACGCATAACCCAAAGTGTGTTTGATCTTGGAGCCGTTGCTATCGGTCAATTGGGTGTCGTCCACGAAATAGGTGAACTCGTAGTTGGTTCCATCTACTGGACGGCCAATAATCCGCAGAGTCTGGTAATTACTACCACCCGCAGTGAACGTCGAAGTGGTGCGCTTGACAGTGGAGCCATTCTTGCACGCACAACGCCAGGTAGTTTCGCCGTCTACCTTGTAGATTAGAACGCCACTGTTCGAGATATTGTCACCGCCGCCATTGTCTGACAATAAATCAGCGCCGGCAGCATCGGCCAGACCAACAGCAACGTTCGCATCGTCACTGTTGGCCTCAACGAATTTGATCCGCGCCTCAAAGATCAGCGTGCAGTCAGCCTGGAATAAGGCGACCTCATTCGTGCTACGGACCATCACTTCGTTATTGTCAGTCGACCCGGTCGACATTGACACGACGCCATTCTTGGCGTCCGTAGCCGCTGGGGCAGATATGCCAGTATCCGCAGCAAGCGAAGTCCAGAAGTGCGGCGAGATGTACCAATCAAAATCATCGAACCGTTCATACTGCAGTCTTGCACGCGAAAACCACTCTGGTAGAATAACGTCTCGTATCGGTTCTCCCTTCTTAATTCAGAATTGCCTCGGCTAATGTCTTACCATCGGTGATCAGCCTAACCGACTCACGCACACCTTGACTGCGCGCCCCGCTAGGCCGCGAATTGGCGGTTCGCTCTTTCGCCCAAGCGAGCACACGCAAGGCCTGCTCCTCTTCTAGGCCAACTACCGCTTTGGCCAAAGTCTCGGGGTCTTCGACTCCAGCGATTTTGACCAGGGCGGCTGCCCTGGCCTCAGTCAAGCCGGCGATAGAACGATTGCGCGACTCCTTCTGTTCTGACCCATCGGTTGGCTCGTCTCCCGTATCACTCGCCATCTGATCGTCCGCCGCTGGCGGTTCCTCCTGGCCCGCCGTGACCTTGCGGTGAGTTTTGATTAGCTCCACTACTTGCTTTAGTGCCTCTTCATCGCCGTCTAAAGCCTGATCGACCGCGGCCATAATTGCGGCGCGGAACCCGTCTTTCAGCGCGTCCATTGGGTCAGTTTCAGGCTCAGGCTCTGGCAGCTCGGCTGAAGCCGCCGGCATATCGCCGTCTACCTCCAACAATCGACGGCGCATCTGCCTGGGTAGCTTCCTGTCCGTAGACAGTCGATCGAGCAATTCCGTAAACTTGATTCGTGCTATCTTCCTTGCCTCCCATAGACTAGAGTTTGTGGCCGGGTCCGACACCAAATCCACAGAGTAGACCTTGGCGATTTCCGTAATCACCTGCACACCGTCGCGCACTTCCCATTGTGCCGCTTCGGCATTGTGCGACAAGCCAAATAGACCAAGGGCACGCTCGCAATCCTCGCATACCCGAGATGCGACAGGATGTTCCCGCACAAAGTACAGATCGCCAACAATCGCATCTCCGCTAAGCCGAGCGTTCCGAATTTTGCCGAAGAGCTGCTCAACTGGTCGGAATTTCTCACCAGTAGAAGGGTGATCCAAATAAACCTTAACGTCCTCGTATAGCCCCGAATCAATGGCCCGGCGCATCGCCTCGGGAGTGTAATAGCGACCATTCGCCGAGGAAGCGCCCAAAATCTTGACGCCCTCAATCACACCGTTGGCACGATCCACTTGTAGCGGAACAGCCGACTTGATGGGGGCCTCGATGATGCGCAATATCACAACTCCCTCAACACCGGAGTGAGATAGCAACGACAGTTCCAGGCAATCGAACCATCAGCCTCTTGTGGCGGCCGTGGCATCTCGTCTAGCCCCTTTTGCCCGCGCTTGGGTTGCTTATAATATCGCGTCCCATTTCTGCCCCGGTGCTCAGGCCTAGTATTCTGGTCCAGGGTTGCGTGAATCTGATAGCCGATTACCAGGTCGCCAACTGATTCAAACGAATCTAACTGTGCCTGGCCGACTACGGCCATTCCGAAGGTGCGAGCAGTCCGACGCGCACGAACACGATTGTTCTCAAGATAGGGCAAGACTAGCTCAGCCACTTCTTGCTGACTTTTTCCGCTCGCCAGCCCAGCAGCGATTTCATTAGCCAAATCCCGTGGCAACTTCTTGACGGAATCACCAATAGCGCGCCAATTGGAAGGCTTGATCCACCGCGACAATACACGCAACACGTCTTGTTCCGCCGGTGGCTGGAATAGCAGCTGTTTAAATAGCGATCGCTTTTGTCTGTTTGTCAGCTGATCTCCACGTAAATCAGCCGCCAGGTTGGCCACCTGGAGCTTTTGATTGGGGCTAATTTGCAGACTTAAGCTACCCTGCTCCTGTAAGCTACTACGACTCTCAGTAGCACGCAATGCCAAAGATCGCAAAAGCAACTGTCGCGCTCGCAAATAGCCGATCTTATACAGCCGCTTGAACTCCGTAACGAAAGCCTGCACCAGGAGAGCGGGAATCTGACTCAGGAGCTCCAGGGCACGCCTGTAATTGAAGATATAGTCTCGCGGGTTAGCGAGCAATTCTCGAAGACTACGCCAAACGCGAACAATCGCCCGATCAATCGCCAAGACAGAACGATCGACGCTAGCTAGTGTTCGCTTCCACAACTGTAGGTGGTGAGCCATAGCTACTCAGTTGGCAAGTCAAGAGGCGGCGCGTCTGGCGTGTTACGCTGATTCCACAAATCGTTGTTGGCTTGTACTAGCTCAGGGTCCAGGCCCCATTCGGCACTCACGGTCTGTCTGTCCTTGGCACCGATTCCAACCAGAATTTGATCGATCTGAGCCTTCTCAAGCTCGTTGCGGTGCAAAACCGCTGGACCTTTGACTTGCAGGTCAATCTTAGCTAGAGCCTCGCGTGGCAACTTGCCGCACTGGGCGGCCCAACTGATCGCTTTCCAGACTGCCCGCGCGAATGCTGCCACTAGATACTCTTGCCAGCTTTCGCCGGCCTTAACGAAGGGTGCCGAGGCCTCCTGAGTGCTAGAGTAATTGCCGTTACTCGCGTCCGCCGACACCAGATATTCAGGAGCACACAGGCTAGATGCACCTTGCCGCAGATCAGCCTGCACGCCCTGGATGTACGACATCGTTTGGTCGGGCGGCTGGCCCACCAATTGTTGACCAGCAGGGATGCGACGAATCGTACCTGGCGCGATCCGCTCCACCCGCTCAACGTTTCCAGTCACCGGGTTGATGCTGGAATACTCGCTCAAACTGGACGCCAGCGCCGAAATCTGCGCCTGTGTGCCAGAGGCGTACTGCCAGATTTCAGCCGTCGCCGCACGAATCGCCGCGCCAAGTGACAGGTTCCTCTGCAACTTGCTCGCCCGTAGGAAGGCGTCCAGGGTGTCCCAGCTGAACTCCGGCGAGCCACGCTTGACGGTTGAGTCAGTATCTGGCCCTTTTAGGTGGAGAATCTGATCAGCCGGCACCAGTTCCCCTTGCGTACCATGCACCGAGTCCAGGTAGACTAAGTGGTACTCCAGGGGCACTTCCACGTCTTCGTAAGGGCTAGTCTGGTGCCGAATCCCAAAGGACCAGCCACTAGTCAGAGCTGCACCGGGCGGGTCTTGAATCTGCTCCGGTTCGACAAATCGTACTAAAGTGGTGCCGTCGTCCTGATAGAAAAATCGCAGGAAAACCTCGCCATCTCGGACCAACCGACGAAAACATTCCCGCTCCCGGCTCGAATTGACCACTAGACTATCGGGCGCACCAAAGGAAGAGTTCCAATGGTTCGCTTCTAAGAAACGATCCACCACATCCTGAATCTGAGCGATCCAGCCCTTGATCGCCTCAGAGTCTGCGTCTGACAGTTCCTTCGAGCTGACCTGATAGCTAAAGCCCTTGCCGATTACATAGTTAGTCAGATTGCGGAGCAGCCCCTTAACGTGCGCATTCGTCACGCATACTACGCGCGACTTCTGCCGCAGCTCGGCCAGCTCAGAGAGGGTCTGCCAGAAGGGATAGTTGCGACCCCTGGCCCGATCACTGAAAGAAGCAACCGGAACCCAGAATCCGTCCTCAGATTGTCGACGCAAGGACGACCACAGCTCGTAGCTGTTGTCGTCGATCAGGCTCTCCAAGACCTTCTTTTCGTGCTCCAGCCTGGCAATCTCCAGCTGAGCACGCAACGTGCGCTGCCGTTCCTTCAGAGCCTTCAGGTCAGTATTGTTCTGAAGCTGTGCTATCGGGCTACCTTTAAGCGCGCAAGACAACAGAATTCAAGCCTGGCGCATGAACCTTGTTCCACAATTCTACACTGAGCCTACGGGCCATCTCTAGAGCATCTGGCCCATCGTCGTAAGCACCGGTTGGAAACTGGCGCAGCTGGTCCACGAGTAACCGCGTGCCTGGGGTGCTGCGAAAGCGAATTCTACCTTGCGACAGAGCGGGGCCAAGTCGGCGGATTCGCAACACCTTGGGATCGTGATTCTGGATCAGACAGAGTGGTAGTTCGCACTGTTGCCGCTGTGCTTCCGTCTCGAATGGGATACGCAACAATAGCTGAAACTGGTTGGCCTCAACGGCAAAGCCATGAGGTCGAAATTGCTTCACCTGATCGACGACGGCTTCGACCATGCCCTCGCTTAGTGGTGTGCCGTTAGGGCTTCGCGCGGCCACAATAGGCCGGCGGGCCAAGTCGGCCTCGACATACTCAACGCCATCTCTGGTGCGCCCGTGCAAGACAAGAGCTTGCCAGTCGGAAACTCTCGCATCGCTCCCCTTGGACGGGTCCAGAGCCGCCGTGCGTACCACCAGCTGATCTAGCGGCGGCCATTCGTCAAACCAGAAACCAGGCCGAGTAAACACGCTGTCTGGCCACTCAGTCGAGCCAGGAGTTCTGGGCCGCTGCTGGTACTGACTGTCCCAGTCGTAGGAGTTTAACGCCTTCGTTTTTGCTAGCTCTTCGAGCGGATAGCGCTCTGGCCATAGCGCCTCACCAATTCGTCGCGGGTCTTCCGGGCAACTGTCCTCCTCTCGAATCGCGGCCAATCGTAGAACAGTCCACTGGTCACTCTGACCATCTTCGCTCGCCGCTAGCAGCTTGCCGGTCAAATCCTCCTGGTGCCAACGAGTCGATATAACCAAAATCCGGCTACCAGGTGATCGCCGCGTGTAAAAGTCGCCCGTATACCATGACCAGATCGACTCCCGAACTGTCGCACTATCTGCCTCTTCCCTGGACTTAATCGGGTCGTCTATAATCCCGACATCGAAGCCGTGCCCCACAATCGCTCCGCCAACACCAGCCGAACGATAGACGCCAGAATGCCCGACTATCTCGAATAGGTCACTATTGCGGGCCTCAACCGTTCCTCGTGTTCGCTTGTGATCCGACAGAGTCGTAGCCGGAAAGAGTCGCTTATAGGGTGCCGAGTCAAGAATTCTCTGAACCTTGCGATTGATCGCGCTTGCCAGGCTAGCCGTATGGCTGCACGCCAGAATCTTGAGGTTTGGATTTTGCCCGAGAAGAAAGGCTGGCAACCTGCAACTGGCTAACTCGCTTTTGCCATGGCGGGGCGGCAAGTTGATAATCAGCCGAGTTATCTCACCCTTTACAAAGCGATCAAGATAGGAACACAGCAACCTGTGGTGCCAACCAGGCGAGTAGTCGGCCATCGTATAGAGCGTGAAGTCGAGCAGATTACGGCGTGCTGCTCTGCGCCGCAGTAGCTCTGCTGCTGCTCTCGGTTGGCCAATCCCCGCTGGCAATTCTGGCAAGCTCATCGTCCGACAAATCCTCTGCCGAAATCGCGGCCTTGCCCTGATCGCTCTGTACCAGGCCGTAGCGTTCTCTCGCGCGAAGCCACAGCCCCAAGGAATCGTCCGAGCGCACAAAGACCCGCTTGCAAATCTCAGATTTCCAAACCTCGACAATCGATTCGCACGCCTTAGCAAAAGCACGCGCAAACTCAGAATCTTCCGCCCTGCGCTGATAGACGGCTGCCCTCTGAACCCCGGCTACACAGCAAGCAATCGTTAGATTGCCAGTCTGGCGAAAAAGCTGCAAAAACCGCGCTGCCCAGTCAACAGGCTGTTTGTGTTGCGACTCTGTGTCCATCCTATCACCTCTCAAACTTTGCGATGGGGCGTGATCACTTCATAGGTGCCGTCTGGCAGCGGTCGCAGTTCGTAATCACCGAAAATGCGCGGTGCCTCCTGTTGCATCCGACGGAGAATTTGCACGGCAAGCTTGCGGATTTTCACTTCGGCGAACCGGCTGGCCCGAAGCTCGATGAAGTGCCGCAAGGCCCGCGCGTTGGCCGTCATGAAGACTTTGGTTTCCGTGGCGTTGGGCAAGACACTGCGGGCCGCCTGGCGGGCCAGCTTCCGGCGCTGCGTACTATCGGGCTCGTCCTTGAAAGCCTCTTGCAACTTCTCGACCAGCTGGACGTAAGCACGATGACTATGGGTCACTGCATCAAGCCATATCTGGTGCAATTCGGGATTGGCAGCGATGCAGTCAGGCTCGACATACTCAGCCACCGATTCATCGACATAGCGTTGGCTGAGCTGGGAGAATCCAAAGCCGGCCCGGTGCCGAACCAGCTCGTGCGTCAGCGACCGGCTCACGCCAGTGATAACCAAATTCCACACCGCATGTTCCAGGACGGAGCCGTGGCCCGCTTCAAGGATGTGGTGCAAGTACGCTTGATTGCCACCTGGGCGAGGGCGAGCAAAGGACATGTAGCACAGTCTACCGGCTGTCTCGACTAGGCATTCGGCAGCCACCTCCGTATCGGTTTGCCAGGTGAGGCCATGATCGGCCAGGAAGCGATCTTGCTCGGCCAAGTCTACGAGCTGCCGACCGATGACGTAAACTGTCGGCTCGCGAATGATGCGAATGTCGCACAGGCTCATGCAAAACAGCCCTTGAACGTGACGTTGGCGGATGGTAGTATGTTGGAACGCACACTTCCCCTATCTCTCGTGGCGCGAGCGGGCGGCTATACCGACGGGTCGCCCGCTCTTTTTTATCGGCCCTTGAGTCACGCTTCCTACTTCTCACCGCCCAAGCGTCGAGGGCCAATGTCGACCAGATCAAGCGGGAGCCTGTCTGACTCGGCCCGCTCTTCTGTCTCCATAGCCGCTAGCAGATTCCAGGCCGCCGCTACGAGATGGTCCTCGTCATCCCGGCCAGCCAAATAGGCGAACAAGTGGCGTAGGGCCGAGTCCAAAAAGCGGCTGAGCGGAATCCCTCGTTCCCAGTTGCGATCGCCGTATTTGGCCGCGCCCTTCTCGAAATGCCGGGCCAGGCGGGGCACCGCCAGCGCGGGAAGCAGGTCGAACCGTCCCTTGCCGGCTTGCCGGTCCCGCACGGCCCCGGTTGCGAATTGCTGCCTTTCACCTGAGTCGTGCAACATGTAATCATGCACTCTGATTCCCTCCTCCGCCGGCCCCGAATTGAACCCGAATTGAACCTGAATTGTACCCAAATTGGCCCTGAATGGGCCACTAATTGACCATGAATTGGCCATGAATTAGCAGAAGATCGGCAGTAAATTGAAAGCAAGACAGCTTCCAACCTTTGCCCCAAAGTCGAGCAGAAACAAAGCCATGAAAACGAAATCCACGCCGATCGCGTCTATCGTGACCTTCCCCGTGAACAAGTTTCGATCCTACCCCGCAGAGATCGGATCGTCCGCGCCGCTGAACCACGCCCTTCCAGCGCGCCGAGTTGAGTTCCCCCAGGAGGCGACCATCACGGCACCAGAGGTTGTGACGCCCTGGACAGAGTCCGAATACTGGAAGACGTGGAACGCCTCAGCCGCCCCACCACGCGACGCGCTGGCGAAAGACTTTGTCCAGCTCGTCCGCGAAACGCTCGGGGGAAATCAGGTTCTCCAGTGATGGCTCGGGCGCGCCCTTTGGGCGAATCCGGCTCAGCCAGCGCAGCATCCCCTCCGGTCGGAAAGCCGATACTAGCCCAGGGACATTTTCCCCCAATAGCTGCAGAGCGTGTTGAAGGCGCTGAAAGCCGGGGAATCGTTGCCACGCGACGAATGCTGGAATCCCCAGGCGTTCACAGAAGAGCTGCCAGCCCGCAAGCTTGGCCTTCAAGATGAATCCACAAGCCAGGTAAAGATCAAACATCCTGGCCGAGTCTGTGTCGCACCAGCGATCGAATGCGTCATGATGCCTGGCCGCCTCCTCCAGTAGCTCAAGGAAGACAATCTCGGCCAGCTCGTCGAACGCTTGCACCAACGGCAGGTAGTCTGGCACCTGCAAGGTGAGAAGCCGGCCGGAATGGCACAATCGGTTCTGTTCCGTCTCGTCGCCGCGCGCATTGGCAGCGAGAATCAGGCGAAAGCGCTCTGCAGGCGTCAGACGGGCGTAGTGTCTCGCTAGCACGTTCGCGTTCACGGTTGCTTGCCCTTTCGATCGATCAGCACGGCTTGCAATGCTTCGAGGCGCTTATCGAGCACGTCTACGCCGATCGCGCGTAAGAGAGCCTCGGCGAGCGTGGCGATCAGGCGCGATTTCTCTCCGGCGGGCAGTTCGGTCTGATCGAGTTGCTGAAGCCGAGTCGCCAGCAAAGCGACGACATCGGCGGTGCCCATAGGCGCAGCATCCCGAGGCTCTGGCTCACCGTGCAACGTGTCCGCATCGGTCAGACCACGGAAGGCGTAGTCGAGTAGGGCAATAGCAGCTCTTACTCGAATGCTGTCCCGCCGGCTCTGACGGGCCACGGTTAGCAAGGTTTCGACGGCTTGCCCGGTGCCAGCCTGGATACGGCCTACAGCGGCCTCAACCAATTCGCGCCGGGCTCGGCGATAGGCCGCCCGGAACGCGGGCAGGTGCAGCCAGCGGTACAGGGTTGTTTGGCCGACACCCGCCTTGGCGGCAGCATCGGCATAAGTCGGCTCGGTCAGCAAGGCGGCGATCAGGGCCTCTTGTTTGCTGGTGAGTTTTTGGCCATGCCCTTCTACCTGCTTCCACCTGCTGCCGAGCGCCGCTGCTCCAGAGGCTGCTTCGGCCAGGTTGGGGGCTGTCGAGCCGGCCACAGGCTCTGACTTAGGGGCGTGCCGTTTCTGAACCAGCCAGGCGACGTAGCGAAACAGGTCTACATGCTGGGCATTGCCAATTTGCGGGGCGGCTTGGGCAAGATGACGTTGGAGCTGTCGCTCATTGATGACTTCGCCCAATGGGGTCGAGTTGAGCAGGCGGCACAGCTCGCTCGGTCGCAGCTTGCGCGGGTCAATCACGGCTTGCCATCTCCCGAACCAGCCAGGCGGCGTAGTGAACCAGATTGATCGTGCCGTCGGCGTTGGCCGGCGCGCCAGCCGCGAGGTCTGCTTGGAGCATCTCGAGGGTGACCGCTTGGCCGCCCACGCGGGCCAGCAGCCATGCGGCGTCAGCAACCGGCAACGACGTGGGGCTCAGGGGGTGCTTTCCGTTGTCGTGGTCCATCTGCCTGCCTCCTCTCATTCCAGCGGTTCCGTCATTTGCGTCATTTGCGTCATCGCATCTCGTTCCGGGTCGGGCTGACCTGTTCAAGTTCATGCGATGTCCGGCCTTGGGGAAAGACGCCGGTCGCCCGCTCGGCTGCGCCCCGATGACGCAAACGGGCGGTCGTCGCATCGGCATGACGCAAAACGGGACGGCCTGCGTCACGGTCCAGGCGACGGGCGGTCGTGCGAAGCGATGCGAATTGATGCGAGCCGTCCGCGCGTGACGCAAATGACGCAAATGACGCAACCGCCGGATGATCCCGCCTCGAACGTCCAGACATGCGGGAGGCGGGCGGTTTCCGAACGGCCTCCCGCCCCCGGAAAAATCTGCCGAAATCTGCTCGAACTCCGCTTGCTGTGAAGACGAGGACGACTGGACGCCGCCCGGCCCGGCGTGCCCGCAGTGTGGGGAAGACGACATCGACCACCTCGTCTGGCTCGACGACGAGAAGGTACGCTGCACGAGCTGCGGCACCGTCTACGATC